GAGCGCACCTCGTTCTGGTAGGTGTACAGCGACTCCTCAAACGAAAGCGACGAGGGCGAAACAGGGATTTGGTTAAGAGTTGTGACGCTACGCGGTTGCAGTGGCACGCCGCGCTCGATGTAGGCGTATTTGCCATCGTTCCAGGCCAGTGCCGTAATGGCGTAGTTTGTGCCGTCCTGCTCCTGCACCGTGAGGACGCGCCAGCGGGTGGGCAGTATTGCGTCGTTCTGGAACAGCCACTGCGTGTTGGGGTTGGGTGCCACCGAGAAGGCGCTGGACACCGTGATCACGTTGCCGACGATGGATGAGACGGCTTTGTTTTCAATGGTGCCGTTGGGCATCATCAGGTAGAGGTTGGGGTTGGTGCCAAGCGTTAAGCCGGTGGCATCGTCTACGGTGATGACTGTGGTGGTCCCGCTCTTGACTCGGCCACCTCGGCGGACGCCGGATTTGACGGGATCTGCGATGGCAATGATCTGGCCGGGCCGCACCAACACGCCGGCTTCGATGGAGGCGGTGAAGGAGACCACCTCGGTTTCATAGGCTTCGGAGTAGAGAAGCCACTCTCCGAGACGGTGGGCTTGGCCACGGCTGGTGCAGGCAAAGGCTTCGATCTCTTTGGTCTGAACGCCGTATTTGGCAATGGCGGCTTGGTCTTCGACGGCCTCGTAGGCGTAGTCCCGTAGGGCGGTATCGAAATACTTGACCACAGCCACCGTCGAGCGGGTTTTTTGAGAGCTGCCGCTGTAGCTGAAGCCTTCCTCGGTGACGTTGCTGAGGCTGAACAGGTAGGCGCGGGTGCCGGGGGCGTCTTGGGCAACGGTCAGGCTGCCAATAGACCAGAACGGCATGGCCCGAAACACCGAGCACATGTCATTGATCAGCTTGTAGGCGTCCTCTTGCGTCTGGATGTTGACGTTGCAGGAGAAGCGAGGCTCGTAGTTGCCGAGGCCATCGGGGATACCGTGCCGGCCAGTGCTGGCGTTGTAGTCGTTAGTGCTGCCGCCGGGGCGGGTGTTTAGCGCTGAGCAATAAACCGAGGCTTGGTAAAAAGCCCACTTGTCGAGCTGCTGATCATTGAGGAAATTGCCGAAGCCGTAGCGGCCAGACGTAAGCAAGTCCCATAGGCACCAAGCCGGGTCTGAAGTCCACTGCGCTGCAGCAAAAGTGCCGTTAAAGACGCCGGCGTAGATTAGTGCGCCCGTTGTGGGATCGACGGTGGCATTGCTGGGGATCCGAACCTTGACGCCACGGATCAGATAGCTGCGGGTTGGGATATTGCTGAACTGTTCAGCATCAACGCGCATCGCCACCAACGCCGAGTTGGGGTAGCGGAGTTTCTTGTAGTTGATCTCGGTGTAACTGGTCCAACTGAAGGCGTTCGTCAGCTTGGGATCGGTGCTATCAGCAGTGATGCGCGTGACGCGCACATTGACAGGAAAAGGCCCGGTTAGCGGAATGATGTAGTCCCGCTGGTAGGCATCACCAGTGCGGCCCGAGATGGTGTCAGTGATCTTGTCTACAAACGACCCGCCGTTGGTTTGCGTCGAGATTTTGAGGTCAATCGAGGTGCCGTTGATGTCCCCCTCGTTGCTGACACTTTGAAGCTGGGGAACGCTGATTGTGACCCGTACTGCGTCCTTGGTGCTGGTGATCGAGCGGGTGACTGGAGATGGTTGGGTGACAGTGACGTTGACCGCTACTTCATTGGCAATCTCGTCAAAACCAGGAATGAACGCTTGGGCTTGAGTGCCAGTGCGGGCGTACCAAGTGACGTTGGTGAAGTTGTACGTGTTGTCTTCGTTTTGCAGTGGTGTGTTGTTGAGGTAGATCGACTTGGCACCGTTCTTTAGCCCTTGGATCTCACCCTCGCTAATGAGGTCGATCAGCTTGGCGTAGGCAGTGCTATCGAGGCTGTCAGCAGCAGTGCTGGGAGAACGGCCACCGCCACCTCCACCACCCTTGCCGCCGCTTCCGCCGCCACCTCCACCAGCTCCAAGGATCTCGGTCATGCCGTCACCTGATCAATGTCGATGCCGGCGGAAATCACCACGGAACCGACAAGGGTTTCGCCGTAGATGATGGGGACGGGTACGCCCTGACGGCTGACGTTCTGGATGCCGCTAAAGCTGTAGGACTTGCGGGGGTCGTCTTGGCTGTCAGTGCCCATCGACATGGTGGGCACGGGCGTCAGCAGTTGCGCGACGCCGCCAAGCACCAGGCTGGCACCAACGCCAACGATCAATGAATAAGCGGTGGGGCCGGCCCATGCTGCAAAACCTGGGATGGCAAAGGATGCCGTCAGTAACGCCACGCCAGCAATGATCCGCCCGGCAGCACCTGCGCCTGCAATCACAGGAATCAGTCGGATCTCCTCGCGCTGGCTACTGGGTTCGTGCAATTCATCTTCCACTATTTGGCGCTGCCCCACCTGCACCTTGTAGTGCTGATCTGCCATGTGCTCCTGCAGCTGCGGAAAATTCGCCAGCAGAAAACGCACGGCTTCAGCAGCGTTGGCGACCTCGGCTTGAAATTGACGGCGGCCTAGGAATTTGGCTAGACGGCCATACAAACGGATGCTCCTCATCCTGTAGCCTCCAGCGCCTTCCAATCGTAATGGCGGAGTCGGCGGCCAGTTTGTTTCTGAAGCCACCCGCCGTAGATGTCGGCTGATGACAAGCGTGGCCGTAGGTGGTGCAATACCAGCCCGTCGCCTACATAAACAGCAACATGGTTCAGTTTTGAAATACCGATGGCCATCAGCAGGGCATCACCGACTTGCAGGTCGTCGTCCTCGGCGAGTTCGCAGAAACCGGCTTCAGCCCAGCAACCCTCAAACATCGGCTCGGCTTCAAATGCTTCAGGGGTTATGGGGCGGTCCCAATCCGGTAGCTCCAGGCCGTGCTCGATGTACCAGTCGCGCACCAGGGTCCAGCAGTCGGTAATTCCCCAGACCCATTGGCGTCCAACGAGGGGGGCTTTGTAGCCGGTTGGCTTGCACTGGCCCCAGGTTTCGGTGTTGGGGTTGACGATGTACCAGGGCAGGCCGCTTTTCTCGCAGCTCACGAGGTCGGCTTCGCTCGGCTCTGGTGGCATGGCCGGGTGCGAATGGACGACAGCGACGATCTCGCCTTGGTCCTCAGCAGCGGCGTAGTCCTCAGGATCGAGGATGAATTGCTCAGTGGTCAGCGCCAGGTTGCGGCAGGGCAGGTAACGCTTGCGCCCCTTGATCACCACCAGCAGACCGCAGGCTTCGCAAGGGGCGTCACGCTTGGCGTGCTCTAGGGCTTCCGTGCGCCAGGTCATGCGAAGTAAGTGCCCACACCGGGGTAGGAGCCAAATGGCAGTTCAGCGCTAGCGCCAAAGCGGGCTTCACAGCTGCTGAGTCGTTTGCCGCATACGTCCTGCCCGGCACTGCCTACTGCTTGATCGTTTTCGTTGAAGTAGTTAGTGCCGGTATAGGTGCATTCCGCTGAGCGGTACTTCCACTGACAGATGTTGCTGATGCACTGCCGCTTAGGTGCTCGAACGCCCTGCAGGTCAAAGGCAGCGGACAGGGTGAACTCAACCAGCTCGCGGTTCTCCAGCGACTTTTGCGATATGTAGTAGACCTCTCTCGGAAACTCCACGGTGGGGTCGGGGCTGCCGTAGGGGTTGGTATTACCGGGAAAGTTAGTGGCGTCGATGTAGCGAGCCAGCGTGCGGATGCGGGTCAGCTTGGCGCCGATCAGGTCGTTGCCGGTTGTAATCGCGTTGACGATCAGCAGCAGCGAAGTGATCGTGCCGTTGATGTTGGACACCCGTAGCTTGGGTTGCGGTAGCTGACCGTTGCCGCTGTACTCAAAACCATCCGCCGCAATGGGTAGCCGCGTGTAGCTGTTGCTGTCCCAGTAGACCGGGCCGTTGGCGTTGAGGCTAGTGCCGGCGTGAAAGCGGTACACGTCGTTGGAACCATGCAGTGCAGCTACCAGCTGCAACTCGAACAGCTCGATGACCGCGCTGGGTGCAATGCCTTGGAGGTCAGAGACGGGAACAGGCATTAGGGTTCAAACA